AAACAATCTCCGAAAGAAAAAGATGGCTGCTCAATGAGCACACTTGCCCGAATTCATAAGCCGAGGATCACTGTAGATAAGTTTCAGGCTTGGCGCGAAGGTATCAAGGAACAACAAAGAGCCGCTGATTCTTTTTCAAATCCAGCGGCCAGACTTGGGTATGGCACCACTAACCTCTTAGAAGGTACTCAGTATCCTCTTACCCGACTATCTTTTAATTACATACTCCTTCAGGCGCTTTATCGTAGCAACTGGATCATCCGCAAGGTCATTGATGTTCCCGCTGAGGACATGACCAAGAATTGGATGGCTCTCACCATCGAAGCTGAGCCAAAACAGATGAAGCGCTTCGATCAGGCTGTAAAACACACCGGCACACAGAACCAGATGCTTACTACATTAAAGTGGGCGCGTCTGTTTGGCGGTGCTGGCGGAGTTATTATCCTTAAGGGACACGAGAAGAAACTGGAAGAGCCACTGGAACTGGATGACGTAGAGCCTGACAGTTATCGTGGTCTAATTCCTCTGGATCGCTGGTCTGGTATCGTTCCGGACTCGAACATCTGCACCGACATCGACCGGCCTCTCGAATTTGGTCTTCCGCAATACTACCGTCTCATTACCTCTCAGGGTAAGAACTTCCGAGTTCACGCTTCCCGCGTAGTACGTTTCATCGGAAAAGACCTTCCCGTGTGGGAAAAGCAGGTCGAACAGAATTGGGGTATCAGCGAAGTCGAGGTGATGTTCGATGAACTGAAGAAACGGGACAATACCTCCTGGAATATCGCTTCGCTAATCTTCAGGGCCAACATCGTAGCCATGAAGAGCAAGGATTTAGCCTCAATGCTCTCCGGTCTGGGAGCGCCGTCGGGAGGTTCCGGTAACGCGCAGCTTCGCCTGTTTACTGCATTGCAGATGCAGTCCCAATTGATGTCGAATCAGGGCATGATGATTCTGCCCGAGGAAGGCGGCCTTGAGGAACATCAGTATTCTTTTGGAGGTGTCGCGGACGTCTACGAGGCCTTTCGTGAAGATATATGCGGTGCCACCGGGATCCCATACTCACGCATGTTCGGCCGTACCCCTGGCGGTTTATCAACTACGAATGAGGGGGAAGAGCACATCTATTACGAGAGTATCGCCGCGAAGCAACAGCGCGAACTCGACCCGCAAGCTACAAAGCTCTTCCCGGTAATTGCCATGTCGGTGTGGGGCGAGGTCCCGAAAGACTTCGAGTGGAAGTGGAACCCCGTCGGCAGTTTGAGCGACCAGGACCGCGCCGAGCTAGCCGCTTCCAGCTCCACAGCCGTAGCTTCCATTTATAACATCGGAGTTATTAGCCCGAAGCTGGTCTTGAAGGAACTGAAACAGCAAAGCAGCCTCACTGGGATGTGGACGAATATCTCGGAGTCGGACATTGAAGATGCCTCCGATGAGGTTCTTCCTGTGGCTGATGAGATGTTGATGGGAGGTTTCGGTGAAGAAGAACCCGATGGCGGAGATAAATCACCTGATAAAGGAAAGAAGAAAGCTGGATCTTCAGCTTCTAAGTCTGCTGGAAAAACTAAACAAAAGGCTAAAGCCGAAGACGACATGCCCAGTGAGATCGAAAAGACGGTGATGTTTGCTGGTCTTAACGTGGCTATTGAGAATCCAGTCGGGAGCACTCGCAGCGGCGACGGTTGGTCGGTGAAGATGTCGAATGACTACGGCTATATCGTTGGCTCTATCGGAGTCGATGGCGATGCCGTAGATGTGTTTCTCGGACCAAATGAATTTGCGCCGAAGGTTCACGTAGTTCATACCAAGGGAAATGACGTTGAGGATAAGGTGATGTTGGGATTCGACTCTGCCGCAGAAGCGAAAGCGGCATTCGAGGCGAATTACTCTTCCTCTAAATTCTTCGGCAGCATGGATGCGCTGTCGCTTGCGGACTTTACGCGGAAGATTTTCTCGAAGAAGCTGGGTAAGAAAGTAGCCTGATGGAAGTGGGCTTCAGTGTTATGGTGATGACATTCTGTCGATGCGGCTGGTTGATGCAAGACAGTGAGAGTGGGACATACTGTGTTAACCCCCAATGCCTTTTGAAAACTCGTTTATTTCAGGTTCGTGCCGACGTTGAAGAAATTCCTGTTCCTTTCGGTAAGGCAGCATGAACTGGAAACCCGATCAGCGTACGGAAAAGCAGTACGCCGAGAATATCTGGCAACTCTTCCAGAAATTCTTCGAGGAGTCAAAGCAAAGAGGCGTAGCCGCGCATCTGTTGAGCGCCGCCGAGTTCTTGCAGGAGTATGCGGAGCAAGCGGCGCTTCGCATGATTACTCATCTCTACTGGCAAGGCGCCAGAACCTGGCGCGAAGCGGCGAGACTCAGCGGAAGAACTTTGCAGATGTATCAGGCCTTACGACAGGAGATGTCTGGGCCAGTAGGTCAGAGAGTCAGGGAACTGGTGCAGGAACAGGCGCACCTTATCAGCACTTTTCCCGAGAGCGTGGCCGAGTCTGTGGCGCTTCGAGCCACGGCGCAACAACAGGCGGGTGGGCGATCTCGGGAGCTGGCGAGATACGATGGCTTGCTGCTTCGCGTTGCCCACTCGCGGGCGCATCTCATCGCCCGAACACAGGTAAGCAAGTCAAGTACCGCTTTGACTCGGGCGCGAAGTGAGTCCATGAATTTGCCATGGTATCTGTGGAAAGGATCCCTAGATCAGCGTGAGAGGCTAAGTCATCGGCGGATGGAGGACATCCTATTTCGCTTTGACGATCCGCCTTCACCAGAGATGCTAGTTGGTTTGAAGTCTCAGGGACACTATAACGCCGGTGACATCTACAACTGCCGCTGTTACCCAGAGACCCTAGTAACAACGAATCAGGTATCTTGGCCGCACTCTACTTACTATGCTGGCAAGATTCAACGCATGACTTTGGCACAATTTCGCAGAATCAATCAATTTCAACAGGAGGCAGCATGAAGAAATTTCTCGGGAACTATGGCGGCTCATTGATTGTGGCCGCTGTTCTATTCACCTTTACTCTTACGGCTCTGTTCAATCCTCTGCCTATCGCAAGAGCTGTAGGACCCACACAAACCAGTTACTTCATTACTGCGCCCAACGGAAGCGATCCGTGTGAGAATCCGTCAGTAGTCAAGTCTTCTGGCTCTATCAGCGTAGCTTCGGCTACAACTACCAACCTGGTGACTGCCGTTGCCGGGGATTTTATCTCCGTCTGTAAGTGGCAAGTATATGCCTCGGGAACAGCCCCGACGATTCAGTTTGAGTACGGCACCGATGTATCTACCGCCTGTGATACTGGTGCTACGGCTCTCATGGGGGCATTTCCAGTGGCTACTACCACAATTGTGGTGAATGCGCCTTCCGACGGCTTAACTCTGAGAACTCCAGTGAGCCAGGAACTTTGCCTGGTAACTGGCGGGTCCAGCACCTTGAGTTATGTAGGTTATTTCACCTACGTCCAGGCGCCGTACTAACGAATAGCTGCAAGGCGGAAAGCGGGGTGATCCCATCTTGAAGACTAAATGGCTAGTGGCTGCGTTGCTGGTACTATCTGCCGCAGCCTTCGGTCAAGCGGCGAATGTACAGAATGGTTCGGCTGTTTTGACGGCCACAGGTGGAGCACTCTCTACCTGTTACCCGACACAAAGCGTAGCGGGGACTTGTGTTTTTGTTCCTAACCTCAACGGCGCTTATGGGATGACTTTTGATGAAGTTCCGGCTGGTTCTCCCACAACCGTAAGCATCCTAGTTTACGGGTGTATGCGAGGCGGAGCTTGTAGCTCGGTCTTGGATACGAATAGCTCCACATCCGAAGCTATTCGCCCGGTCACCGCTACTACACCTTACGATGTATTCGTTGTGGTGTCTGCTACTCTAACCGGCGGAACTACTCCAACAGAAACCATTAACTACAAGTTGAGTACGGCCAACGCACATTCGTCTACTACCTACACCGGCTCCGCGCCGATTGTGGTAACCGGCACCGCTATTAGTTGTCCAACCTGCGGAACCGGTTCTGGTAACGTAGCTGGTCCCCCAAGTTCAACGGCGAACGACGCTGCCGGGTTCGCCGACACGACGGGCAAGGTGCTGCTCGACTTGGGCACACCTTGGACCAACGGCAGCAACATCACGAGCGGCACCGTGGCGGCGTCTAGGGTGGCGACGCTGAACCAGAACACGACTGGAAGCGCTGCTTCTTTGACCGTATTGACCACGCTCGGCGATCTTCTCTATGAGAACGCTACTCCGGCTAACACAAGACTGGCGGGAAACACCTCGGCCACCAAGAACTTCCTGACCCAGACCGGCAACGGGACGATCTCGGCCTCCCCGGCGTGGGGAACCATTGCCGCAGGGGACCTTCCGACGGCCATACCAATAGCCAACGTTGGCAGCGCCGGGCTGAGCGGAACCTCGCCGGTCACTATAAACGCCGCTGGGGCCATCGGCTGCGCTACTTGCAACGTATCAAACGCCACCGTCAGCAGCGTCACGTTCACCGGGGACGGTACGGTGCTAAGTTCCACCCCGAGCACCGCAGTGACTACAACTGGTACGTTGCAGGCGGCTCTAGCGAACGCCGCCCAGAACTCTGTATTGGCAGGGCCAGCAAGCGGCGGCGCGGCAGCTCCTTCCTATCAGACTGCTCCGACCTTCAGCGCCGCGAACCTGACTAACTTCCCTACGTTCAACCAGAGTACTACGGGGACTTCTGGCGGCCTCACCGGTACCCCAAGCATCACGGTTAACGCGATCACCGCGACGACCTACAACGGGGGGGCGCTATCTGGGACGTTCACAGGCGGCCCAACGCTTAGCGGAAACATTGCCTTCACTGGTACTCCGACTTTCTCGAACACGCTAGCTTTGAACACGACAGGAACTTCTGGCGGCCTCACCGGGACGCCGAACATCGCTATCGGGACGCTCAGCGCGACTGGGCTGTTCACCACGTTTGTTGGGGCCGGGGCCACACCGAACATTCAGGCGACCGGCTCGGCCGCGAATACGGGCATGTTTTTCACCACCACTGCGGGCTGTTGGAGTAGTGCTGCGGCTACCACAGCCTGCGAAGTATCGAACGGTATGGAAGTCGGCAGTGCTAGGTCATTTGGATTTGGCTCTGGGGTCGGGGCCAGTAGCGGTGAAGATACCGCCATTACGCGAGATTCAGCCGGAGTCATGGACATAGGAAACGGCACCATTGCCGCCGTTGGTAACAAGTATGGATCAATCAACCTCACTAACCTAACCTCGACTGGGCAGGTGACCGCAAACGCTATCGTGGCCAACAGTGTGCTTCCGACCAGTTCTATTGGCTTCTTTAATCCTGCTGTGCTACCAGTTACCACCAGCCTGCCATCCATAGCATCGTTCGCAACCCTTTCAACCAACGCCCTCGGCCAAGTGATTGGGCAACCGATTGGCGTCACCACCGCCGCGATGTCCACGCAGGCCACGAACGCCGCTATCAATATCACCGGCATGGCTTGGGCAATACAGAACAACAAGAATTACCGCCTCTCGTGTGAGGTTCCTATCACCCTTGCGTCAACCGCGACGTTAGCATTCTCGTTAGGCAATAACACCGGCGGTGCGCCTACCTCGGTCTCGATTGATGCACAGGGTTTACTCGGAGCGACGGTTACCTTCGGGGAGATTAGCGCCTTAGCGCAAACTACGTGGGCTGCCGCAAAGACTTCAACATCAGGCATAGTAGCGGGGACCACGGTTGCGAGAGTCTGGGCACAGATTCAAGGCTCTAGCACCAGTGGCGGGACATTGACTTTGCAAACGTGGGACATCGCTGGGTCCGGAACGATTCAGGTGCTGGCCAACGCAACATGCTTACTTACTCAGGAGAACTAACCATGAAAAAATTTGCCTGTTTCTTATTGCTAGTAGCCTCGTTGGCGTTCGGCCAGAATCGTCCGCCCGTTCCAAACACTGCCGGGCAGTACCAGCAGTTCAACGTTGATATTCAGGAAGAGTTCTGCGGCAACACGCCGTCCGTGACTCAGACCATCGGCCAGTACGGATGGGATAAGACGGTGATCGTGGCTGGGACGAACCCCATCGCGGCAGTTGCATCGGTCGCCAACCATCCGTGCCTCATCACCCTGACCACGAACACGACCGCGACGAACGGCGTCGGCATCTCCCTCGGCCCCGCCGTCGGCGTCTTGTTCCCCGGCAATTCGACCAACTGGCAGGCCGAATGGATTCAGGAGATTAACCAAGTCGCCACCGGCAGCTACCGAATCGGCTTTGCCACGGTTGATTCGGCTACAGCGATACCGACCAACGGAATTTACTTCCGTTTTTTGCAGGGCACAGATTCGTTCATCAATGGCTGTTCGGATTCGGCTGGCTCAGAGACCTGTACACCAACCACTGTGGCCCCGACGGCTGCGGACTACGTGGACTTGTACATGAATAGTTCCACGACAGGAAACGTGGTGTTTACCGTGATTGACAAGACTACGCCCGCGAGCTCGACGGTCACGCTCTGCCCGTCCGGCTGCACCGCCGCCGCAACGGTTCCGACCGTCGTGCTTTCCCCATGGTTCAGCATGGTGGAGACCGGCTCGTCCGTGGCCGACATCCTGACCGTAGACTACTTCGGCTACCAGCAGATCGCTGCGAGATAACTATGCCACTAGAAAAAGGAACTTCTAAAGAAACCATCCATCATAATATCGAAGAGATGGTGGCTCACGGTCATAAGCCAGATCAGGCGGTAGCCGCCGCTTTGCATACGGCACATCCCGAAGGCGGCAAATCCGCAAAAGATGTAGGAGTCTCCGGGGTCGATGGCGTTCTTAACTGGGCAGCTGGGAATCACTTGATGACGCCTACAGAAGCTCCGAGTCTTTACGGCGGAAAACAGATTGATCCAGCAAAGAGCGGACCACAAGGAGTAAGCGCCGTAGATTCCGGTGAATTTGGTGAAGAAGCGGCAAAGTACCATCGCCGGCATGTGAAACTGAGATAGTGGAACTTCAAGCCCAAGACGGGTTCCTAGCGGATCGTATCAGTGCTCATCGGGCTTATACGCCAGAAGGATATCTCTTGTGTATGGGAGTTCCTGTCGCCAGGGTGGGGATGCAAACCTATAAAGCCGAGGAAGTAGACAAAGACGGAAAGCTCAACTTAAGCGGCCTTGTAGATGTTTATCGCTCTCCCGATGAAGTCTTCAAACCGGCTTCTATTCAGAGTTTTGAGGGAAAATCAGTTGTTAGTCCTCATCCCCCGCAGTTCCTTAATTCTGACAATGACTCGCTTTATTCAAAAGGTCACGGACAGAACTTCAGGGCTGGTACTCATCCGGAGACAGGTGCTCCTGTTCTTTTAGGTGATCTGGTCATTAAGGACGCGACTCTTGCCCATCTGATCGAAGAGGGTCATCGCGTAGAAATCTCTGGAGGATATACTTACGATCTCGAACGCGAGGACGATGAGTTTTCTCCGAGAAGCCGTTTTGTACAGAAAAATATCTGCGGGAATCATATCGCAATTGTTCCGACGGGAAGAGCCGGTTCGGACATTAAAGTTCTGGATGCTAAACCAGAGGAAGGAGAACCAATGGCAGAAGAAGCAAAAGTAGTATCCGCACAGCCTGGGATGTTAGCAGACCTTGCTACATTCCTCAAGACTGCTGGCCTTCGTCTGGTTGGCATAGACGAAGATCCTGGCGTCGTAGAACGCAACGAGAAGAAAGACAAGGAGGCGCTTACGAAGAAACTACGGGTGGACGACAGCAAGAGTGAGGAAATGGAGAAAGAAGAAAAAGGCGCCAAAGAGCCTGACAAGAAAGAGGAGAAAGGCGAAGACAAGAAAAAGGGTAAAGATTCTGTCTCCGCTACAGATGCTAGGCTCGACCGTGTCTGTGATCTTCTGGAGAAAGTTCTTGCCCGAGATAACAAGACGGAAGACAAGTGCACCTGTGACGCCGAAGAGGGCGAAGGACACAAGAAAGATTGCGCAATGTACAAGAAAGAGTCGGAGGATGCTGATCTCATCCCGATTCACAAGCTACACGGGGACGAGATTCCGCAGAACCCTATCCCCGGCGCTGATGCTGCTTTGGCGCAACTTCGCAAGATTCGTCCCCTCATTGCTCAGTCTGAAGATAAGCAGGCAATTGACGCCTACAATGATGCGGTTCGTCAGCTGAAGGCAGGTCGCGGTAAGGGTGAAGACGGCGGCGACTACAGCGACTTCACCAAGCTGAAGAAACCCGAAAAAGTGGAGAATGACGAGAGCAGGATCCGTGCTTCCGACTCGAAATTTCATCGCACGGGTGAGGAAGCTGGAGCAGACTTTGAGGCAGCGGCGGCAAAGTATCACCGCATCAATGCCAGCGAAGTAAAGAAGCAGTAACCGGAGCTGATCCCGGAACGTAGTAAAAATCAAGGAAATAGGAGGAAATCAAGAAATGCCCGGTTCAACAGTTGGAACACAGATGAACGTCGGGTATCCGGGTCAGTATTCGCGCAACGGCGACTGTATTATTGCCGCACACCCTGTACGATCTACGGATACCATACTACCCAGCTTCGGCGACGCCTGCGTTATGAACTACGACGCCGCTGGCGACGTAAGTTCATGCCAGCAGTCGGTTACTGGCAGCAGCGTTAACCCCACAATGACTCAAGCCACGGCCGGCTGCTTCATGGGAGTATTCGCCCGTGAAGTAAAGACCCTGGTTTCTTTCGTACCACAACCTGGAGCGGTCGCTGTGCTCGGTGGCTACTCCGCTGGTCAGATCGCGGATATCATCGAACGCGGAAACGTCACGGTGCAGATTCAGAATCCGGCGCCTACTACGATTAAGCCATTCGGTCCGGTTTATCTGCGCTACTCGGCTAACGTCGGAACTGTAGTAGGGGCATTTGAACCTGCCGCCGATTCCGGTCACTCCATCCAACTTACCACTTGTTTCTTTACCACTGGCATTGTGAGTACTGACGCCAATGGCAATCTAGTGGCTGAGATTTGCATTCTCACCCGTAACACCCCGTAATGGGAAATCAATCGAAAGAGAGGAGTTAACCTAATGCTGGAAGGCTTCGAGCAGTACCTTGCAGGAAGTAAGGCAGCGAGGGAGGCACGTAATCCGGCCCTCTTTCGTGATTTCCAGGAAGGCATGACACGGCGAAAAGCCATGGATAGTGCCCTCCGCTCCGGGAATCTGTCAGCCCTGACAGGCATTATGGGTATGGACGCCGCGGCAATCGCCGGCGGCTTAGCCTTCTTGGAATCAGAGTTGGAGAAGCGTGACCCGAAAGTACGCGAACCTCTTACCTCTGTAACCTGGATGCGTGACATCGTAGTGAAGTCTGGCGGAGGCTGGGTTGATTTCACCAGCTTCTTCTCGGCAAGCTACGCCATCAGCGGCCCGAATCAATATGGTCTGACTGGTGGACAAACCACAACGATCCCGATTGTCCAAACTGACATCGAGAAGGACATCTATCCAGTATTCGACTGGCAAAATGTCCTGAAGGTAAACTTCATCGACATGCAGAAATTGCAAGGCGCAGGCCGATCTCTCGATGACTTGCTGGATAAAGGCATCAAGTTGAACTGGAACAAGTCTCTCGACTTGGTTACTTATCAGGGATGGGGTGGCTTGCCCGGTCTCGTCAACAACACCAGTGTCACTGCTGGTTCCGTCGCCAAGGGAGCAAGCGGATTCACGGCATGGTCTACTAAGACTCCGACCGAGATTCTGTATGACGTTAACACGGCCATGCAGACCACGTGGCTGGCAAGCAATTATGACGTGACGGGTATGGCGAGTCATCTGCTTATACCTCCACCTCAATACGGCTTGCTATGCCAGATCAACAGCGCTGCGGGAGATGTCAGTATCCTGACCTACTTGCTAGAAAATAACATCGGCAAGACTCAGGGAATTGACCTCAAAATTTTCCCGTCTCGCTGGTGCTCTGCCGCCGGCTCAGGCGGAACTGATCGCATGGTCTGCTATGTCTCGGACGTAGACCGTGTGCGTCTCAATGTCACCGTGCCGATCCAGCGCGTGATGACGACTCCGAACATCAGTGAGGGAGGCGGGGCCTATTTGACCCTTTATGCGGGCCAGATTGGCGTACCTGAATTTTTGTATCTCCAGCCGTTTCTCTATGCCGACGGGGTATAAAAGAAGTTAACTGAGTAGTTATCATTGACTTATTGAGACGGAATCTAAACTTCGGCGGGTAGCCTAAAAAACTACCCGCTTTAACCAAATCCATCGTGAGGCCACAACAATGCCAATGATTCAGGTTCTAGCGCGAAAAGCCATTCAGTTCAGAAATCCCAACAAAGCTCTTTTAGAGAAAGGAGCTAAGCCCGGTGAGTTAGGTGGCGGGGGTGACCAGGCACATATCACCGCAAAGCTGGAAGAAGCCTTTTGTCGGGTCCTTCCCGGCGTTGTCACCAGAGTTCCAGACTGGGTAAAGACCGATCCAGTTTTCGATTGGTGTGTTGAAGACGGCACTCTCATGGAGATCGTAGTGAATCCTACGCTTAAAGGCGCAGCTGCTGATCTCTCAGCAAAAGGTCAACAGCAAGTGGCTGCCGAGCAAAGCGAAGCCGATAAAGCAGCGGCTGAAAAGGCGAAAGCCGATCTCCATGAGAAGCTGGAACACATGACGAAGGCCGAGTTAATCGACTACGCCTTCCAGAACCACGATATGGAACTGAGTCCCGCTATGAAGAATGAGGATCTTAGAGCCGCTATCAAAGAAGCAATCGAAGAAAAGGAAAAAGAAGAGAAAGCGGTGGCATAACAGATGGCGGCTTGCGAGACAGGGATCCAGGGAAGCATCTACAACCTCCTAGCTGAATGGTGGGGTTTTACTGGTGGAGGCTTCACTGGGTTTCCCTACGATTATTCTTTCAGTCCCTTGCAAGCCGCCAATCTTGTAGTCGGTGGCAACCCCCTATACCAAATTTCGGACTTTCTTGCAGTGTACCCGAAGTTTGGTACTCAGCCTCAGTCCTTAACTCAAGTCACGCCGAATGCCGTGATACCAGGCTCAGGCTATGTCGTAGGTGATCAGCTTACGGTATTGCAGACTGATGCCTCAGGTGGAACTGTTGTCGTGGCAACTGTGGGAGCGGGCGGAGTTCCTACAGGCTATACAATCGGTGTTGGCGGGACCGGCTACCAGGTTACGCCTCTGGTTAATGCCATAGGCGGCATCGTTGTCACCCCGAGTGATGGCGGTCTTGGTTATCTGGTAAATGACCTTGTGGCCATTAATCAACCAGGTGCAGGCGGTGGGATCGGCCAAGTTACTTCTGTCGGGCCATCAGGTCAGGTTACTGGTATTGCTCTGGCATCGAATGGCGGCGGGTTTGGTTACGTCATAGGCGGAGACATCCCATGTTCTGGCGGAACTGGTGTGGGATTATTTGTCAACATTACCTCGACTACTCCCTATACCGGCTCAGCTACTCAGGGCGGAACTGGTAGCGGCGCACTGGTTAATGTGAGCCAGATTAGTGCTCCGAACATTGTCTGTATTCCACCGGCTGTGTTGCAAATGTACATTAACCTCGCCACAGCTTGCTTGCAGTCCTGTCGTTGGTTTGAATACTGGCCCATCGCTATGGCTTGGTTTGTGGCGCACTTCGCTACGCTTTACCTGCGAAGCGAAGGAAATGTTGGCTCCACAGCTGGTCAGATTGCAGCTTCTGGCTTGACTCGCGGCATTATGGTAACAAAGAGCGCGGGCAATGTCGCGGCGACTATCGAGGTTCCTAGAGGTCTCGATGAGTGGGGCGCTTGGACTTCTACGGAATACGGAATACAGCTAGTCACGGCGGCCAAAGTAATCGGTATGGGTTCGATGTGGATTTATTAGTGGGGGACTTATGAGATTCTTACCGGCACTTCTGGAACCAAAATACAAAGGCCCAATTCTTCAGTTGAGCAAGTACACATCGGCTCTTATCCCTACGCCGTCCAAGGTATACTGGGAATACAAGGTTCGTGCTCCATGGGGTATGCTGGGCAATGATACTGTCGGAGACTGCGAAATTGCCCGAATCGCCCACATGCTCATGGAGGTAACGGCTCATACTGGCACAATGATCGTGCCTACTCTAGCTCAGGTGATTGCGGTGTATTCCACTATTTCTGGTTATGACCCGTCAAAAGTTCAGCCCGATGGCTCTAACCCGACCGACGTGGGATGCGCTACGCCAGATGTACTGAACTACTGGCAGACTGTCGGTATCGCCGGCCACAAGATTGCTGGCTGGGTTCAAACCGACTCTACACAAGCGGCGATTCAGCAGGCTATTTGGTTGTTCGGCGGCGCGGCGCTTGACATTGCCGTTTACCAGTCAATGATGAATCAGACCAATCTTGGTCAGGCATGGAATAATCCGTCTGGTGATTTGCTTGGCTATCATGCAATTCCCGGATTCGGGTTCGGCTCTGCCGGTTTAACCGCAGTTACCTGGGGAAAGTTACAGCAGATGGGGTGGGCAACTCTACTCCAGATACTACAAGGTAACTTTGCCGTTATTACTCAGGACTGGATTGAACAGAATGGCAAGGCGCCAAACGGCTTTGATCTGGCAACATTGCAAACTGATCTTACATCCCAGGCGGCAGCATGAATCCAGTAGTTACAGTTACACTGGGTGGCGGGAAGGTTGAGAAGAATCTTCGAGGAAGTCTTGCCGCTCTTACTAGAAAACATGTTCTTGTAGGTATTCCCGCTACGACGGCACAAGAGCGAATGCAAGATATAGTCCAAATAGCTGCCGGTGCTTCGGGAAGCCGAAGGAAAAAGATTCTTCAGGCTGCGGCAAGTAACATGATTAACAATGCCGAATTGATGTACATCCACACCAATGGCAGTCCGTTGAAGAGTATCCCAGCACGTCCCGTGATTGAACCTGCAATCACAGATAGAGAGAATAGCGACTTAATAGTTTCGGAGCTGAAATTGGCTGCTGAGGCTGCCCTGTCAGGTAACTCTGATGCTGTAACGACGCATCTTACTCGCGCCGGTATGATTGCTCAGAATGTTGTAAGGGCTTGGTTCACTAATCCAAAGAATCACTGGGCACCGAATGCTCCTAGCACTATTGCTAGAAAAGGTTCTGATCGTCCGCTTATTGAATGGGGCGAACTTCGCAAAGCGGTGGCCTACGTCTTATCGGAGGCAGAATGAACAGCT